TTGTTGTTGATCTTGTTAACAAGATTGTCTTTCTTGATGTTAGTCAAAGCATTGCCGTAGATAGCATAGCTCAATCCGTTAATGATTGTGGTCTTACCTGTGCCGTTACGAGCACCACTATCGTCGCCACCTAAGTCTAAGTTTTCGCCTAATACTAAAGTTAACTGTCCTTTGTCAAAATCGATAGCTTGTGTTTGAGCGCCTACACTCATAAAGTTACGAACAGTGAGATTCTTAATTTTTATCATAGATCTTTATAAATGTTTAAAAGAAGTGATTTGTCAAAAGTATCACTTTCGATCGCATTAATTTGATTCATAACAATTGTGTCAACACTTTCAAAATTAATATCGATAGGAACTTGATTTGATTCAACTTCTACTTTTTCTGGAATAAGCATAAGTTCACGCAATTGATATTGCGGCATGAACGTTTCTTTAATAAAATTTGCTTCTTCGTAACTGATAGGCAAGTCAATAGTAACCCTACAATGCATCTTTTCACGTAACAGGCCTTCGGGGTTATCGATAATTTGGCTGAGCTTATAGGTACGATAAACAGGTTGTCCTGGCCAAGACTTAAACTCGGGCTTGCCACCCCACTCTAACATCATCATACCACGTTCGTCGTCACCTGCATCAGCATAGTTGTGCGGAAACGCATTGCCGATATAATGTATGTTTCTGTTGTTCTGTCTTTTATGGAAGTGTCCTGTAAACACATATTCTTGGTTAACAAAATGTACAGACTGAATAGTTCCGTGATCAGGCATTTGTACCATGGCATTCATATAGAAGCTAGGTAACTCTAAGTGACCAAACAGATAGCGGCTTTTGATATTAGGAATGTTTTTCCATTCGTCTGCAACTAACCAAGGCATAATAGTTACATCGCCTAGCGTTAATGTTTCTTTAATAGGAACTACATTAGGAAATAGGCGCATGAACTCAATAGAGTTAATTTCACGCTTGTCTTTGTAGAACAGATCGTGGTTACCAAGAATAAAATATACTTTTTCAAAACTTTGACTTAGCCGTTCTAAATTTGAGACAGTATAGTTCATGGTACTAACGTCTGTAGTACTACGATTGTGGTGCCAATCGCCTAGAAAGATTGCGGTTTCGCAACCCTGTGCTTTGGCAGTATCACAAAACCAAGAGACAAAATCTTCGCAATCTTGATTATGTGTACGACTACCACTTTTAAGTCCGAAGTGAATATCTGTAAAACAGGCTGCTTTTTTAAATAAATTCATATACTATTATACACTTATAGACAATGGTTCGTCAATCCCAATCCCCACCTTCTCCCATGCCAGCACTTGGTGCAGGCACCGCACCGCCAGCATTTTGTCTAGTCCAACTAGGATTCATGCCATTCATTTCTAAAATATCGTCTCGTATATTTTGATTTCGTTTTTCGATGTTGATGATGCGCACGAATGAATTTGTAACAGCAGCAGTATAATAAGCAAAGGGATTATCGGATTTACTCTCATCAAATTGGAGTCCTATCTGTGTTAACTGTAAAATAGCCTGACCTTTCATTTCATCGTTATACGTATAACCACGAACGTTGCCTCTTGTTGCATATCTTTCACACAGTTTTAAAAACATGCGAGCTAAGTCATTAGTCATTTGTCCATGTTCCTTGCAAAACAGGCCAGTAACTAAATCTCCCTTCCAGTGGCTTTTTCCTACTAGAATTAAGTTGTCATTCTCATCAAACTTCCAATGCTGGAAAGGAGGAAAGTTTACTTTGTCGTGACTATCGGCAGTATTTTTTAAAGTTTTCTTACGGCCCGGAGCAAGGGGAATATGCTCAAATGTCATAACTCTAAATACCAGATCTTTTTTTCCTACTTTTTTATAATCAACTTCGAATTCTTTTGCTGGTAATTTTTTGCCCCCTGCAAGTTGCGCTTGCTCGTGCGCTTGCTTAGACATCTTTGATGCTCTATTTCTTTTAGCTTCTGCGATTGTTCTAATATTAATTTTAGAAACATTTGGAACTATTAAATCGTACTCCGAGTGTTCGGGTGCAAGATAAGAACAATATGTATTTTTGCTAAGATGTATTTCTCTAAGAAGATCTTTATTTGTAAGATACTTAATTTTTGGCGGGCTAATGTTCATTGATCGTGGGTTCCTTTTATAATATAATAGCATATTATTACAAGAATAAATATACTAAACGGACAAAAATATGCCATTATCACTAATCCCAGTTATTCAAAATATTGGTAGTATTGCCAACAATGCAGTTAACAACCTTGCTCGAAGTATTAAAAATGACAGGGGTAACCTCAAACTGACTGCAATTAATATCGGAAATAAAATACTGAGTGAAAAACTCAATAGATCCGGAGCAGGCATTGGAAGTCCTTTAAACGGAATTACTGGCACAGCAATTCCTGGCAACTTTAGTAATTTATCCGGAACAATACAAAATTTTGTTCAACCTGGCTCTGGAACTAGCGCAATCGGATCACTGCCTGATGGTGTTGGTAGCTTTGTACAAACTGGCGCAATCGGATCACTGTCTGATAATGTTGGTAGCTTTACACAAACTGGACCTGAGGTAGTTGAAAACATTGCATCCGGAATAGGAACAGGGTTTAGTACAGGAATTGGGAACAATAAAGAATTTAACATCCTACAAAATTTAGTAGGAGATGTTATTGGTCAAGCTAGGTCAAAAAACATTCCGTCTTCGGAAGTTTTAGAATTAGGAACAACAGAATCAGTAGTTGAAGTGTATCCAACAGCCGCAGGCGATTGGCGTATTAAAGTAGCATCTCCTTATGGCACATTAACTTGGCCTACTACTCCAACACTAGCATTATCTACTAAAGCTAATTATAACCCTCAAGACATTGTTCACGCAAATTTTCCTCATCCTGTTTATAAAAATAGCGCATCTGATGACATCACTGTTTCTGGAGAATGGCCCTGTGAAACAGAAGCAGATGCTATAGAATGGATTGCATCGATGACCATTGGACGTTCTTTAACTAAAATGGATTTTGCAGGTAGTGGTGCACCGCCGGTGATTTGCACATTATCCGGTTATGGAAGTACAATTCCAAATATTCCTGTGGTTGTAAAATCTTTTTCAGTTGATCTTAAAGACGATGTTCATTATATCACTGTTGCTGGTGCGCAAGTTCCTAGATTAAGTACCGTAAGTATTGTACTAATGCCGATCTACAGTAGAGCAGCTCAGAGACGCTTTGATCTTGGATCTTATGCAGCAGGCGGCGGAAACATACCTTTTTAAAATATGGCTACTTACAAACAATCATCTCCGTGGTTTACCACTACACAAAACAATCTTTATTTAGAATTGATGAATTATCGTTCTATTGATTCTGCATCGGACGATGTAAAATATATTATTGAAAATCAATATAAACATCGGCCTGATCTATTGGCCTATGATTTATATGGCGATACTAAATTGTGGTGGGTATTTGCAGTTAGGAATCGAACAGTAATACGAGATCCAATCTATGATTTCGAGCCAGGCATTGAAATTTTTTGTCCTAAAAAAGAAAATGTATCAAAAGCAATTAGCAACGTAGCAACAGGGGCTTAAATGGCTGAAAAAAATATACTTGCAAAATTTGCAACCTTTAATAGTCTTTTTAGGTTTGGATGTGCTAGTCCCGGCGAACTTAATTCTGCGTCCTATCGAGAGCCTCTAGCCAAAGTTATTTTATCTTCCGGAGGCCGTGATAAAAATAATAGAGTACAAACGGCCTATGGCGCTCCTGAATATTCTATAGACAACATTGTTATTAACGGAGTAATTACTCCTACTATGAATGCAGGCAACGGTCCTATGTTAAGGATTGATTTTGAAGTATACGAACCGTACAGTATGGGTTTGTTTTTAGAATCGATGCAGGCCGCAGCATTAGAAAAAGGATATGTAAGCTATCTTGATAATGCAGCTTATGTTCTTCAGGTAGAGTTTGTTGGACAACTAGATGCAGGTGCAGGCATTGCACAAGAAGGCCCGTACAGCTGGTGTCTTCGTATGAAAAATATTACATTCACTGTAGACGAAGCTGGCAGTAGATATAAAGTAGAAGCAGTGCCGTATAATCACGTTGCATTTTCGCAACAAATTAACCAAACGTTTACAGATGTTAAATTACAAGGTAAAACATCCAACGAAGTGTTAACAGATCATCCAGAACGTAGTTTAAAAGTATTTTTAAACAACAGAGAAAAACAATTAGTTGCAGACCAAAAGAAAAGTTTACCTGACATATACAATATAGAATTTATTGGAGACAACCCATTTGGCCGCGCACCTGGAAATGATTTAGAATTTAGACCAGAATCTCAAGGCGGAACTGAAGTTGTTAAATCAGAAAAAAATAGTTACGATCCTTCAGGAAAGGTTATTAGAGAAAAACTGTCAATTAATCCTAAAGAAAAAACGTTGCTATTCAGTCAAGAAACCAGCGTACAAAATATTATTAACCAGATTCTATTGCAGACTAAAGAAGCAAGAGACAGTGTGACTAAACCTGAAAAGATTGACGGCCTTGGACGAATTACATTCTGGAAAATTGATATTGATATTAAACTATTAGAATTTGATCCTAAGATAAAAGATTTTCAAAAGCAAATTACTTTTAGAATTAACACATACAAAATTCATCATACTGCCTACCTTTCTCCTAATGCCGCAGCACAAGGAGTAGGCGCTATAAAAGGACAGGTACAGCGTGTTTACGATTATATCTACACAGGAAAAAACTTAGATATTGTTAAATTTAATATTGAATTAAAAGCATTTTTCTTCCAAGCAGTAGAACCTAGTAAAGCTGAAGATACTGGTAATGTATCTAATCAAGGAACAAGTGTTTCTGTAGCAACGCAGCCTATGGGGACTAGAGCTCCTGTTGGAACAGCATCGCCGGCAATTGGAGGTACCTCCACACGAGTAGCACCGTCTATCCAATCTGGAAATGTGCCATTCAAGGGCGGTGCAGGTAATTTAAGTCCTGAACAAAAAATTGCAAATGAATTTTACATGGCATATTTAAATGCCAACGGTAATATGATAAACTTAGACCTAACAATTTTAGGTGATCCGTATTGGTTACCGGAATTAGGTTATACAAATTATAGAGGGTCTGGCGACAGCCCAATTGGCGGCAATGGAACAATGAACTGGGAAGGATCTGATATTTTTACAGTTATAAATTTTAGAACTCCGGCAGACCCCGACGCTGGCGGAGCATCAAATCCTGGACCAGGCGGCTATTATTTTCCATACGAAGGTAATCACCCATTTAGCGGAGTTTATAAAGTAACAAAAGTTGAATCTAAGTGGAGCGGAAATTTGTTTACGCAGACACTAGGTGGTTTTAGATTACCAGCTCAAGAAGGCGGAGGCAGCGGCGAACCGTTCCCAACAATGCTAGACAAGCCAAAACAAGATTCTGGCACACACATCGATTTACCAGGATCAGAAGGACAATAATATGGCTATAGAAAAACGTGGATATGATCGTCTAAATGCACAAGGTAGTCTTACCGGAGCTCCCTACATGGCTAAAATCATCAGCCACCTTGACTCTACATTTCAAGGCGGACTAGAAGTATCCTTGTTAAGAGAATCAGGAAACCAGATTGCAGACGATAATCAAACATATGTTGTAAAATATGCCAGTCCTTTTTACGGAACCACTAGCTACGAGTTTTCGGGTAAGAATGTAACCTATGAAGACTCCCAACTAAGTTACGGATTTTGGGCAATGCCGCCAGATGTGGGAGTAACAGGTATTGTAATTTTTATCGATGGCGATCCTACCCTCGGATTTTGGGTAGCATGTATTCAAGATAAATTTCAAAATCACATGGTGCCTGCTATTGGCGGTTCTAAAAATTATGTAACGTCTGATGATTACAAACAAGGAGCTCATCCTCTTCCAGTAGTAGAACACAATAGAAAAGCTAACGAACTAGATAAAAATCTAGAGATAGATAAAATTAACAGAGCGGTGCATCCTATTGCAAAGCGTTTTCAAGAACAGGGACTTACTAGAGATGAGTTCAGAGGAACATCATCTTCTACTAGTAGACGAGATGTACCTAATATGGTATTTGGTATGAGCAGCCCAGGCCCGCTTGATCGATTGGGAAAAAAGAAATTTATTGGTAAAAGAGAAAATCAAACTCCCACGCCAGTTCCTGTACAACGATTAGGTGGAACCCAATTTGTAATGGATGACGGTGATGATCGATATTACAGAGAAAAAACACCGTCGGAAGGCCCACCAACATATTTAAAATTCATACCCGATCAGTTGGGCAATTTAGATATTCCTTACAACGAACACTTTAGAATTCGCACTCGCACTGGACATCAAATATTATTAAACAACAGTGAAGATTTAATTTACATAGGAAATTCTAAAGGCACCGCCTGGATTGAAATAACCAGCGATGGAAAGATTGATATTTTTTCAGCTGACAGCATAAACTTAAGAACTAAAACAGACTTCAATTTTTTCTGTGATAGAGATTTTAATATTGAAGTAGGCAGAAATTTTAATACAAAAGTTCGCGGCGAAATGCATACCCAGGTAGGAAAAGATAATGTGTTAATTGTTGATAGAGATCAAAAAATTCACATAAAAAGGCGTAAAGACGAAACGATTATTGAACAGTATAGACAGACTGTTAGTGACGAAGTTAAGAAATTCTACGGAAGCAAATACACACATAATGTTAATGCACGAATGGATTTTAGAGTTGGGTCTGTTAGTTTTTCCGGCGGTCTACCCGGAAGTGCTCCTGGATTTGCTCCTTACGATCCTACAAATCAGAGTGGCGATACTCCTTGTTCTAATGATGCAGGAACCAGTATTCCTGTGCAAGATGTAAACGGAGAACAACCAAATAGTATCGATATAAAGCTGTTTCAAAATATGCGAGTTCAGCATGTTAACTCAAGCGTTGATACTACAATCGACGGTTCGTTAAAAGTAAAAGTTAAAGGGACAGTTGACGTAAGATCAGACTCAACTTACAAACAAACTTCAGCAGGTAATTTAGAAATACTCTCAGGCGGCAGCATTCTTACAACTTCTGCAGGAACTAATGAGACTCTTGCAGGCGGTAACATTTTAGAAACAGCTCCACAAATTTATATGAATGAAGGAGCTAGTGCAGCAGCAGCTTCAGTCGCTGCAATTGCAAGCCTGCCGGTGGATGCTAGGGTATCTGCTAGAGCAACTATCCCATTGTCGTTAAGCATACATAAGATACCTGATATTAAATTGCCCGACCCTGCAGCAACTCCTGTAGAAATGGTAACAATTTTAAGACGCATGCCAACATACGAACCATATCCGCATCACGAAAATTTATACGGCCCTCCAGACAAGCCAATGTTCAAACCGTCAAATCTAGACAGAGATGTTGCTGGTAGATATAACAGCGAAACACAGGATTTATTTTCGCCGCCACCAGATTGGAGAGAGTATAAAAAACCCGGAGACAATCCGTTCTAAGGAAATACTATGGCTAAAATTTTTACAAATAAAGTTATTGCAAAAAACAAAGTTAGCTTTGGTGCGGCCGAAGCAGGAACATTTAAGTACAGAGGATTTAGTTCAAAAGAATTTAAAAAGAACTATAAACTTTATGATTTTGAACTGGTTAAACAAGACATTATCAATCATTTTCATATTAGAAAAGGCGAGAAATTAGAAAATCCTAAATTTGGCACAATAATATGGGATATATTATTTGAGAATTTTACACCAGAAGTAAAAGCAGCTATTGCTAAAGATGTGCAGGACATTATTAACTACGATAAAAGAGTACGAGTGAATAAAGTTAGCGTTGATAGTACCCAACAAGGAATTAGAATTGAAGCTGAATTAGTTTACTTGCCTTTAAATTTAACTGATACACTGCAATTAGAATTTGATAAGGCAGTGGGCTTAACTTAAAACTAGCAGTTTATTTTCCCGATAAATACTAGACATAGGGCGACGAAAAATGACAACTACGTCTAGACAAAACAATTTAATTCTTAATCAAGATTGGAAGCGAATCTATCAGACTTTTCAAAGTGCTGATTTCAAAAGCTACGACTTTGAAAATCTACGCAGAGTTATTATCACGTATCTGCGTGAAAACTATCCAGAAGACTTTAATGACTACGTTGAAAGCAGTGAATACCTAGCACTAATTGATGCTGTTGCGTTCCTGGGTCAAAGTCTTGCTTTCCGTACTGATCTAGCCAGCAGAGAAAACTTTTTAGAATTAGCAGAAACTAAAGAATCTGTATTACGTCTTGCACGTCTAATTAGTTACAATTCACGTAGAAATTTACCGGCCCAAGGATTATTAAAGTTTGATACAATTCAAACAACTGAAAATATTTTAGATTCAAATAACCGAAACTTGTCTAGCCAAACAATTATTTGGAACGACCCTACAAATCCTAATTGGTACGAACAATTTATTCTAATACTCAACGCTTCGATGAGCGATAATACTGAGTTTGGAAGAAGCCAAGGAACAGAAGTTATACAGGGAATACAAGCAGATCAATATAGATTTAAGTCTAATTTCAATGACATCCCTTTGTTTAATTTTGAAAAAACAGTGGCTAGTAGACGCATGACATTTGAGCTTGTAAGCACAAGTTTCAAAGGGTCAGAAAACTTTTACGAAGAAGCCCCAGTTCCTGGCGCCGAAATGGGGTTTGTATATAGGCAGGACGGTAAAGGAGCAGGAAGCTCTAATACTGGATTCTTCATGCTGCTAAAACAAGGTAGTCTCGAATTAACTGATTTTGCTATAGATGTTCCAACGACTAACGAGTTAGTAAGCGTTGACGTTGCTAATATTAATGATTCTGATGTATGGTTATTTTCCGTTGATTCTAACGGAACTCAGAGCAACCAATGGACAAAAGTTTCTGCTTTAACAGGCAGTAACATTGCCTATAATAGTATCAATTCTAGTATTAGAAATATCTATAATGTTGTTACAAAAGACAGCGACAAAATTGATCTAGCATTTGCAGACGGCACCTACGGAAATTTACCTAAAGGTACATTTAAAGTTTATTATAGAGTAAGCAACGGATTAAGTTATGTTGTAAGTCCTGCAGAAATGAGAGGTATTAATATTGCAATTCCTTATATTAATAAGGAAGGAGTATCTCATGAACTTACTATTAGTTTAAGTTTAAAGTATACTGTAACATCAGCAACGCCTTCTGAAGATATTAATAGTATTAAAGCAAGAGCTCCTGCAATTTATTACACACAGAACCGAATGGTTACTGGAGAAGATTATAATCTTGCTCCGATGTCTAGCAGCCAAGATATTATAAAAGTTAAAGCAATTAATAGAACTAGTAGTGGAATTAGTCGAAATTTTGATATTATTGATGCTAGCGGAAAATATTCTAATGTTAATGTATTTGCAGATGATGGAGTTATCTATAAAGAAGATACTGAAAAATCAATTTCTTTTAAGTATACAAATAGAATAGAAATTATTAATTTTATTAGAAATACCATAGAACCAATATTTTTTGATACCCCTGTCTATAATTTCTATCTTACAAATTTTACAAAAATTCAATTTACAGATATTAACACAGTTTGGACACAAATCACCAACGATGTAAATTCTTCTACAGGATATTTTATTAATAATGTAGACGGATCGTTGCAAAAAGTAGGAACATACACTACTAATTCTTTAAAATATGTATTTGCCGGAGCATTGATTAAATTTGTGCCGCCGTCAGGTAAGGCATTTAAGAAAGGAAAACTAGTAGATATTGATCAAAACGATCCAGACCAACGAGATCGATTATGGACTAAAATTATAAAAGTTACAGGTGACGGCACTAATGCAGGTCGAGGAATATTAAACAGTGGGCTAGGTCCTATCATTTTTAATGATATCATTCCTAGCGGAGCAATAGCTTCTAGAATACTTCCAAGATTTGTTAGTAATCTCCCGTTAGCATTAGAATCTGAAATGTCGAATCTCATTATTAATAATGTGAATTTTGGGTTACGGTACGATGCTGTATTAGCTAACTGGAAAATTATATCTTCATCAAATATAGATCTTTTAGGAGATTTTAGTTTAGGACGAGCGGGCGATATATCAAATAGTAATCTTGATAGTTCGTGGATTATTGCTTTTATAAGACAGGCAGATAGTTATACTGTTAGAGCAAGAGGATTAGATTATATTTTTAGAAGCCTGCAACAAAATAGATTTTACTTTGATGTTAATCAAAAGACATTTGATAGCAAAACTGGAAAAACAGTTAAAGATCAAATAAAAGTACTAGGCATTAATACTAATGCAGATTTATTGTATCCGTTAAAAAATGACATGGTCTTTGAAGTTAGCGATACTATTAAATTTGAAGACGGTTATCAAAGCTCGGACGAAATAAAACTTTCTTTTTCTGACAGCGACGATGACGGAGTTATTGATAATCCAGAAGCCTTTGAACAGATTGTAGGATTGGATGTAGATTTAAAATATATTTTCTTTTTAGAAGAAATGGATGTTAACGGTAATACAACTTATACCTATATAGATAATTCGTTAGATACTATTATTGTTAAACAGTCGGCAGACGATGTTGTCATTAGTGAATACGCAGACGGACAACTTATCTATCTATATTCTAGTGATGAAGATAGAGTAGTTCGTGTAAATTTATCTACTAATACGCTAGTAGTTGAAACAGCATATAAAGCTGTTATAGGAAGACCTAATATTAAATTTCAATATATTCATAATGCAAATGTTGATCGTAGGATTGATCCTAGCGTTAGTAACATAATGGACATTTATCTAATGACAAGATCCTACGATACTGAATTTAGAAAATTCTTGTCCGGAGCAATAACTGAAGAACCAGCTGCTCCAACAAGTGACGAATTGCGAATTTCTTTTGGATCTCAACTTGACTTAATTAAAACCATCAGTGATGAATTAATATATCATCCGGTATCATATAAAATTTTATTTGGATCAACTGCTGATTCTAAATTACAGGCACAATTTAAAGTTGTTAAAAATGTTAGTAAAACTATAAATGATAATGATTTAAAAGTACGTATAATTACAGCAATAAATTCTTTCTTTGATATTAACAACTGGGATTTTGGAGATAGATTCTATGTAGGTGAGTTAATTGCCTACATAACAAATGAAGTGGCCCCTGACGTTAGTAACATAGTTATTGTACCTCGTCAGCCGGATCAGTCTTTTGGTAGTCTTTTTGAAATTCAAGGACAACCAGATGAAATCTTTATAAGCGGTGCAACGGTAGACGATGTTGTAATTGTATCTGCAATTACAGCAGTTGAGATTAGAGCCGGTGCAAGTTCGATAGTAAATTCAACACAATAAAAAATATGGCAAGAGAAATTTTCCCACAAAGTCAACTACCTATTCGTAGGTCCGTAGATCTTTTACCCCAAGTATTTAGAACTGACGCAAATTCTAAATTTATGTCGGCAGTAGTCGATCCGTTAGTGCAACCGGGAACCTTACAAAAAACTGTAGGTTACATTGGAAGAAGATACGGAAAAACTTATAAGAATTCTGATATCTATTTAGATACTGATGCAACATTACGTAGTCGATATCAATTAGAGCCTGGTGTAGTTGTAAGAGAAAAAGATACCGTTAAAAGTTTTTATGACTATATTGATTTTAAAAATCAATTAAAGTTTTTTGGTAATACTTTAGAAAGAGACGATAGAATAACAGACCAAGATCACTATTCTTGGAACCCTCCTATTGATTGGGATAAGTTTGTAAATTTTAGAGAATATTATTGGGTCCCAGACGGCCCACCGCCTATTACAATCGAAGGCCAACGCCAATCAGTTGTAAGTACCTATCGAGTTCGTCAAGCTCCGGCATCTGACTCGTCTTGGTTATTTTTCCCAGACGGATTTACAAATAACCCAACTCTTACACTTTACCGCGGTCAAACTTATAAATTTCAGATTAACTCTCCTGGGGAAGGGTTTGTTATTAGAACAAATTACGATACTGGGTCATTACAATATAAACCGTATCTCCCATACTCTCCAGGTCAGCTAGCAGTATTTGATAATAAACTATGGAGAGCTAAAACTTATATCCCAATTACAGAAGGTAGTACAATCAATGAAGAATCTCAGGATTGGGAATTTGTCGAGGCTGCTACAAATCCTACAGCATTGGATTATAATCAAGGTGTAACGAATCAAGGAGCAACAAATGCTACATTAACTTTTGTAGTACCTTTAGATGCCCCCGATGTTTTGTTTTATCAAAGCTCAAATAGTATTAATCGTTTTGGTAGATTTGTAATTGAAGATCTTGAATCTAATACAAAAATTGATGTTGAAAAAGAACTTATAGGTAAAACTACCTACAAAAGTAGCAATGGTATTGAGTTAAGCAACGGAATGAAAATTCAGTTTAGTGGATCAGTAACTCCTGCAAAGTATGCAGCAGATACATGGATCGTAGAAGGTGTTGGGAATTCAATTTCTTTGATTAGATTTCAGGATTTAATCACACCAGTAGTCAGTACAACCGCCATTGAAGTTTTATTTGATAACGAAGGATTCGATACACAGCCATACGACGATGCCGCAAACTATCCAGTAACTAAAGATTATATTACAATCAATCGTGCTAGTCAGGACAGAAATCCCTGGAGTCGATATAACAGATGGTTTCATAAAACAGTTTTAGAACAAGCCTATAAGTTTAATGACACTGATTTTGATTCAATTGAAACTGCTAGGGCCAAGCGTCCAATTATTGAGTTTAATGAACATTTGCAATTATTCAACCACGGCGTGATCGCCAAAGAACCGGTTGATTTTATCGATACATTTACACAAGATGTATTTTCTACTATTGAAGGTAGTTTAGGATATAACGTCGATGGCGAAGAATTATTCAACGGTGCTAGATTACTAGTTACAGCAGATACTGACTCTTTAGCCAACAATAAAATTTATACCGTTAATTTTATTAGACATAATAATCGTAGACAAATTAGTCTTGTAGAAACTACAGATACTTTTTCTCAAGTAGGAGAAGGAGTACTAGTAAGACGAGGAATTGCAAATAGGGGCCAAATGTATCATTACACTGGTACAGTGTGGACACAAAGCCAGGTTAAAATAAACGTTAATCAAAATCCCTTGTTTGATGTGTTTGACAGTAATGATATTAGTTTTGGCGATCAAACAACTTATCCGGTTAGCACATTTATAGGATCTAAACTTGTCAGCTACAAAGTTGGCAATGGTATTGTTGATCCTGAATTAGGATTTAGTTTAAGTTATCTAAATATTGATAATGTGGGCGATATTGAATTTAGTTTTGACTGGGATACTGAGCTATTTACATATCAACTTTCTCAAAATGTAGTAACTAAAAATTTAAATGTTGGATATTACAGATTTTCAAAATTTGAAGAATTAGGAAATGGCTGGACAAAAACAAGAAGAGAATATCTACAGCCAATTTTAGACACCGTTACTATTACAAGACAAACTAGAAATGTTATTTCCGAAGCAGTTGATTGGAATAATGTAACCGATGCCCAAATTGACAAATTGCTAATATATGTTAACGGAATTAGATATCTAGGAAGATATCGAAGAACTCGCAAAACATTTACCTTTGATTATATTTTTGCAATAGGCGACATTGTTACATTTAAAGTATTCACTTCAGTAGAGCCTAAGAACGGGTATTATGAAATACCGCTAGGCTTAGAAAAGAATCCTTTAAATGCAGAAATAAAAACGTTTACATTAGGGCAAGCAGTTGACCATGTGTCTACAGCCGTAGAACTCTTTGATGATTTTTCGGGAACATATCCAGGAACAAGTAATCTTAGAGACATTACAGGTTATCAAGATTTAGGTAGAAGATTTTTAAAGCATTCCGGAATAACTCCAACAGCAATAATGTTATTGTGTGACAAGCAGACAAACGTTATTAAATCAATAGGCTATGCTAAAAAATCATATTCGGATTTTAAAAACAATTTTATTAAATTTGCAGAAACTTTAGATTATGATTTAGATCCTGTAAATTTTGTTGATACTATTATTGCTGCAATGACTAAGGTAAAGTCGCAAACTAATCCGTTTGCAGATTCTGATATGATCGGTAGCGGAGCCTATAGTCAGAAAGATTACATTGTTGAAGACACTGGTATTACAACATTTGCATTATCTGAAATTTTTACTTTAGACAAACTAAGTAGGATTGCCGTATATGTTTATGAAGATGGCGAACAATTATTAAACGGTATTGATTATATCTTTAATACTACATTTGGATTTGTAGAAATTATAAAACCGTTATTAGAAGGTTCTAAAATTCAAATAAAAGAATACGTGTCGACTGGTTTTAATTTTATTCCACCTACTCCGACTAAGTTAGGATTATATAAAAAATATATTCCTCAAAAGATTTTAGACGACACTTATTTAGAACCAG